AGCAGATGACAAACGCCCAGCATGCAGACTTTGCCAAGAAGTGGAAGATTCTCGTAAAGCAATGGGGCGGCATTACGGAAATAAAGAAAGGGGCGTAAGCCATGGAACTTCGAGGGGAGATAAAAGGTATATCCAGTACATTCCCGGAAAGAAAAATACGGCTGGAACTGGAGGTAAATGGGAACCTCGAAGATATTGAAAAGATTAAGGGGAAGGACTTAACCATAAGTCTTTCCCGGTACAGGAAAAAGAGAAGCCTAGATGCCAACGCCTTCCTTTGGAAGTGCCTTGGCGACATGGCCGCAGTCTTAGGCGTGACGGCTTGGGATATGTACTTGGATGTACTGAGGAAATACGGCAAGTACACATACATAAAAATCATAGAAACCGCCTACACAAGCCTTCAGAAGGTTTGGAGGGAAACAAAGATAGTCGGCGAGACTATGGAGAAGAATCCGGAGACAGGAGAGCAATGCAAGTATTTAGAAGTTCTTTGTTACTTCGGATCAAGTACTTACGATAGCAAGGAATTTTCCGTACTCCTTAACGGAGTAATTGAGGACATGGTAGAGCTGGGATTGGAAAGACCGACAGACGAACATCTGAAGGCAATAATTGAGGAGGTAAATAAAAGGAATGAAAGTTCATAAATTCACGATTCCCGGGCGACTTGACGGCATGAATACCCTAATTGCCGCTAACAGGAAGAATCCTTACATAGGGGCAAAGGAGAAGCGGAAACAGCAAGATATAGTGATTAAGGCCATTCGATTCCATAGGCTGAAGGGGGTGAGAAATTACCCGGTAACAATCAAGATTGATTGGTACGAAAAGAACAGCCGGAGAGACCCGGACAATATCTCTGCGGCAAAGAAATTCATCTTTGATGCCTTGCAAGAAACGGACGTGCTGAAGAATGACGGATTCAATGAGATTAAGGCATTGCGAGACGATTTCCATATCGACAAGTTAAAGCCAAGGATAGAGGTAACGATAACAGAAAGTGAGGCGTAAATGGAAAAGGGAAATAATGATTTTTGGTTTATGGATTCATGGGCGACTTTATTCGAATATATGCCAATAGAAGAAGCTGGCATCCTAATAAAAGCCATGTGTGCATTTGTAAGAGGGGAAGAAGTAAAGATTGGAGATCCGATGGTTTTGGCAATGTTCAACTTTATAAAGGAGCAAATGGAAGAAAACGCGATTACAGATGGGGAATAGCTATGAATGAGATATTAGACGAAAAGAAAAGCTGGTTGTTCTATAAAACGTGGAACAATATGTTTCTGAAGCTTCCAAAAGCAGAGGCTGGAGAACTTCTTCAAGCCATGTGCGCGCTTGAAGAAGGGATAGAATACACCATTGAAAACCCAATACTTGAAGCTGTATTTTCCACGATAAAAGAGCAGATGCTTGCCAATACAGAACGCTTTTACAAGGAGAAAGAGAGACGGCAAAACGCAAGTAAAAAGGGTGTAGAAGCAAGGGCAGAAAAGAAAAAACCAAGCGATAACGAATCGCTAACGAATCGTTTACCAAACGTAACCTATAAGGATAAGGATAAAGATAAGGTAGAGGATAAAGATAAAGTTAAGGGTAAAGATATATTACCCCCCTATAGTCCCCCCAAGGGGGGAGAAGCCGATTCCTCACTTCGTTCGGAATCTCGTGAAAACGTGTCCGTTTACACGCCACCGAAAACCGACCGGACGGACTATCAAGCGGTATTGGATGCTTTCCACGAATTATGCCCCAGCCTTCCTAAGGTGCTGAAACTTAGTGATTCCCGGAAGAAAGCAATCAAGGCAAGGCTTAATGACTTTGGCTTGGAGGAGATAAAGCGAGCATTTGCCCTTACGGAGCAATCGGACTTCTTGAAAGGCACCAATGCCACCGGCTGGCAAGCTGGCTTTGATTGGCTGATGAAACCCGCGAATCTTACCAAGGTGCTGGAAGGGAATTATGAGAATAAGCATAAGGCGGGGAAGCCTGGAAGTATGTTTGGGGAGGATGATTATCTGGCGAAGGTCGCTAGGGGTGAAGCCTCAATCATGGACGAATGGTTCGGCGGGGTAGCGGAAGGAGGATAAACATGACGGAAGAAGAGGTAGGAAGGATCGTGCTGGCGATACGGAGCGCATATCCTAGCCATTTTAAACAGTTCGGCTCGGAGGATATAAGGGGAATGCTTCTTGCATGGTCGCTTGTGCTAAGTGAATACGACTTCCATTTGGCTTCGAGAGGGCTGCAGTTATTCCTAGCGAATGACCGCCAAGGATTCCCGCCTTCCCCGGGGCAAGTGGTCGATTGCATTGTGAAAATCAAACACCCGGTGCAGAACGAACTAACAGGCACGGAAGCATGGGCGCTTGTAAGAAAGGCGATACGGAACAGCTACTACAACGCCGAAGCGGAATTTGAGAAGCTACCTCCAGCTTGCCAAAGGGCGATAGGGAGTGCCGCAAGCCTTAGAGAGATAGGGCAACTAGAAACGGAGAAGGTCGAGACGGTGGAGCAGTCGCATTTCATCAAGGCTTACGAGACAGTAACGAAGCGGGAAAGGGAGAATTTGAGAATGCCGGAAGCGATTAAGCAGCTTATTCAGAAAATGGATACAGACAGAAAGGCGCTGGATGCGAAACAGGAAGGGGCGTTGCTCCATGATTGACGGTACAGAGAAAGGAAGGTGCTTTATATGCCAGCGATACGGACATACAGACCTACATCACTGCTTGCACGGACACCGCCGAAAGATGGCGGATAAGTACGGCTTGACTGTCTGGCTTTGCCGGGAATGCCATAGCGCATTGCATGACAAGGGCAAGTACGACAGGGAGCTGGAGGAAATGGCGCAAAAGGAATTTGAACAATCCCATAGCCGGGCGGAGTTTATGCGGGTGTTTGGGAAAAACTATTTGTGAGAGGGGAAAACATGAAGATTATTAATTTAACGCCGCATGAGATTGTATATATCAAGGCGGACGGCACAAGCGAAACATTCCCGTCAAGTGGAAATTTGAGAGCAGACAGGGTGGAGCTATCAAGGGAGGAGAAGGACGGCTTTATTATCTGCAAATATGGGTATTTACGGCAAGACATGGGGGAAGACATTGAGCGGTTGCTTATCGAAAATGCCAATAATGAAGATTGCTATTTCATTGTCTCAAAAATTACGCTGGAGGCATTAAAGGGGCTGGATGTTGATACATCGAACTTTTTAATCGTTGGCGACACTGTGAAGGACGATAGCGGAAAGGTTATTGGATGCAGAAGTTTTTCAAGGGGGTAAAGAATGAATCATGTAGTTTTAATCGGTCGGCTAGTGCGGGATCCAGAAATTAGATACTCGCAAGGGGAAAAGCCTATGGCGATTGCCAAGTACACGCTGGCGGTTGATAGGAGATACAAGAAAGAGGGAGAGCAGACGGCTGACTTTATCCGCTGCATATCCTTCGGCAAGAATGCGGAGTTTGCCGAAAAGTACATGACACAAGGACGGAAATTTGCGGTAGAGGGAAGCATTCAGACAGGCAGCTATCAGAACAAGGACGGGCAAACGGTATACACAACGGATGTTATCGTAAACGGACAGGATTTCTGTGATTCTAAGCCAGCGGGTTCTGGAAACTCTGGAAACTATGCGGGAGCGGCAACGGATTCCGAAGGATTTATGAACATCCCGGACGGAGTGGAGGACGATGGTCTGCCGTTTAACTAAAGGGAGAGGTATGGAGCAGAGAGTAAAGGATTCGATAGAAGTTTTACAGATAATGAGCAGAGGCGGTCTTGTGGTGATGGATAGTGGAGGAAAGGATAGTAGCGTACTAACGCATATAGCTATGTTGTCCGGCGTGGATTTTGAGGTCGTCCATAATCTCACTACAGTAGATGCCCCAGAAACTGTGAGATTTGTAAAACGGAAATTCGAGAAGCTTAAAAGGCAAGGAATAGAGGCAGAAATAAAGCATCCTAAGGAGACCATGTGGAAACTGATTGAACGAAAGCTTATGCCGCCTACTAGGCTAGTGAGATATTGCTGTTCGGAATTAAAAGAATCTCACGGAAAGGGGGAGAAAATTGTAACTGGCGTAAGAAAAGCGGAAAGCGTTCAAAGAAAAAAGAATCAAGGGTTAGTTACAATAATGAATGCAAAAAAAGAGGTTCGTAAACACGTAAACGGAGAAGATGTCTTGCAAACGAAAAAAGGCGGCGTTGTAGTGCTAAACCTTGATAACGGCGAAAACAGAGAGCTTGTGGAAGGTTGTTACAGGACAAATAAAATTCTTATAAATCCATTGATTGATTGGGATGACGAGTTCCTTTGGTGGTACATAAAACATGAAAACATAGAAATAAATCCTTTGTACTGCCAAGGTTTTAAGCGTGTGGGGTGTGTTGGATGCCCTATGGGGGCAAGAAAGCAGAGAGAGGAAGAGTTCCGCCGATATCCTCAATTTGAAAAAGCTTACATAAATGCTTTTGACAAAATGATAGCTGCAAGAAAAGCCAAAGGGTACAAAACAAAGTGGAAAGACGGGAAGGAAGTAATGCGTTGGTGGGTGGATGAGAAATACAATCCAGACCAGATAACCATAGAGCAATGGGAAAAAGAAATAGGAATGGTTAAATAGTCAACCGATAGCTGACAGTTGGTTATCAACTATCGGTTGACTACCACAAGGGGGAAAATATGATTACTGAGTATATTTGTGAAAAATGCAAGTCGAGATACATGACAGCAGATGAAGCTACAAGGTGCGAAAACTGGCATTTAAAGACTGAAAAGTTGATTATCGACGACTTAGTATATATCCACAAGACTGATAGATTTCCGGAATTTCTAACAATTTTTACTAAAGACGGCGAAGAACAAGTTTATCAAAAATACTTTTCTGGTGAAGGTGATGACTAAGCTGTAAGAAGGGCATTTAGTGAAAGCGAGGAAAGGCTATTGGCTAAGCTATATAAAATGCTTTAACAAAAAAGAATTGAGGTGGAACAAATGAAAGAACTAAAAATATATCAATGCGAGATATGCGGAACACGATATCCAAGCGAAGAAAAAGCCAAGGAATGCGAAGAAAACCATGTAACAAATCTAAAAATTATTGATTGCTTACATTGGAAAAAGGTATCTTGCGAGGATGGATTCCCGGCAGAAATTACAGTGGAATCAGAAGATGGAAGAGAACATACATACAGGCGATAAAGGGGGAAAATGCGAAAACTAAAGGTAAATGACTTTTTCTGCGGCTGTGGGGGGCTAGGACTAGCCTTCCAAGAGGCAGGCTATGAGATTGTAGGCGCGTGGGATTTTGACAAGTTCGCCGTGGAGACATATAGGGAGAATGTTGGCGACCATGTGCAGAAGGCTGATATTAAAGAGCTGCACCAAGCGGATATTCCACAAGCGGATGTTTGGGCTTTTGGATTTCCATGCCAGGATTTGAGTGTGGCAGGAAAGCAAAAAGGCATGATTCTTAAGTGTCAAGATTGCGGAGAAAAAATAGAGATAAATCCGGAAGAGTACACAGGGGAGAATACTTGCCCTAAGTGCAGCGGTAAAGACTTAAGGGCAGAAAGCCGAAGCGGATGCTTCTTTGAAATTATGCGACTACTTGAAGAGACAGAGAGAGAGAGAGAGGAGGTAATGCCGGCCGTTATCATTGCAGAGAATGTAAGAGGGCTAAAGCCTTATCTTCCAGTTTTGTGCATGGAGTATAAGAGAAGAGGCTATACCGCCCATGTGCAAATGTTTAACTCTAAGTATTGGGGCGTACCGCAGAACAGGGAAAGATACGCAGTTATCGGCACGAGAAACAAGCTAGGGCTATCCTTTAAATTCCCAGAAGAACAGCGTGATTTTGTGCCGAAGCTGTCGGACTTCTTGGAAAAGGATGTTCCGGAGAAATACTACCTACCGGATGAAAAGGCACAGACAATTATACAGCAAGCTCTGCAAAAGATAGAGAAACTAGGAAAGTGCCATGCTTGCATTACACCGGATAGGATAAACAAAAGGCAAAATGGTCCAAGAGCAAAAGCGGAAGAAGAGCTGATGTTTACCCTTACTGCCCAAGACCTTCACGGAGTAATAGTCCTGGAGGAAGGGCAAACGGAAGAGGATATTATAACTGGAATCTCCGAAGAAACAGGCCTTTTAAATCCTGAGAAGTGCGGAAAGACCCTTAGAGTAGGTGGGGGGGTAGTCTATCGAAAAAGCATAACTACCAACATTTGATAGTGGATACAGGAGATAGCTGCACAAATCCGCAGATACTTACTGTAGCGAATACAAATCCATCCGGGCATGGGATGAATGGAAATGTATATCATGCGGAAGGGCTTGCGCCAACACTTACTACAAACAAGGGCGAAGGAATTAAAATACTTGTGGAAGAACAAAAGGGGTAGACAATGGAACAGACAGTAAATAACGATTTACAAATGATAGGGATGCTAGACATAAAAGGGTTAGAAACTTGCAGAAGGGTATACTCTGCCGATGGAATATCTCCAACGCTTACGGCATCAGAGGGGGGGCATAGGCAAGTGAAAATCTTTGACACAAAACGATTAAGAGTTAGAAAATTAACTCCGAAGGAATATGGAATCCTGCAGGCATTCCCCATGGATAGGTGGAAGCAAGTAGTGTCTGATTGCCAAGCCTATAAGCAGTTCGGTAATGCCGTCACAGTAACGCTTTTCAAGGCTATAGCAGAAGAAATAGCAAACAGCATTCACGAAGCAGAAAAAGAAGAGAGGGAACAAATGGAAATATTTATAAGCCAACCTATGGAAGGGCGAGAAAAGGCAGAATGCGATAAAGAGCTGGTTAATGTAAGCACAGCGCTAAAAAAGGAATATAAGGACAAAAGGATAGGATTTTTCTTCCGGATCTGCACGGATGACAGAGATTTGCAAATGTTTGATTTTTTCAGAAATGTTTTTTTCTTAGGAGAATCTAAAGCCGTTTACTTTGTGGATGGCTGGGAAAAAGATAAGTTATGTAGGATTGAGCGGGAAATTTGCGAAGCGTTTAATTTAAGCATAATAAAAAGCAAATAAGAAAGGGGGATAGCTATGATAAAGCCTTTAAATTTTGGGAATTTTCAAGCCATGAAAAGGTATAGCTATAACCAAATGAACGCCTGGGCAGTATCGGTATATCAAAGCGGATATGAAGATGGGCGGGAATCCATGCCGGAGATTCTGGAATATGACAAGGACACCATGGAAGAGTTCTTGCTTAAGATTGACGGCATAGGAGAAAAGACAGCCAAGAGGATAGTAAATGCCTTTATAGAAAAAGGCGAAGCGGCATGGGAGATATAGATGGATTGGGTAAGCGAAAAGATACAAGTTAAATGCCCCTTTTATATAAGTCACACCTTCCCGAGAGGGAAGGGAGCGACTTCTATATCTTGCGAGAAATTACCGGACATAGAAGGGAGCTGCACCATGCAAATATGCTTTTCCGACAAGAAGGCATTAGATGCGCACATGGCCGCATACTGCAAGGGCTTTTCCTTTGCCCGGTGTCCGCTATATAAGCACATAGCCGAAGAATTGGAGAAGGAGGAAGGAAAGAGTGAGGAAAGACGAGCAGAAAAGGCTAAAAAAAGAAGCTGGATTGACGAAGAAATTGCGAGAAGCCGGAAAGCAAAAAGATACTAGGATAAAGGCGCTGGAGATGAGAGCAAGCCACTTCAGAGCGTTGAAGGACTCGAAAGATGCGGAAATCGCAAGGCTTAATCTTTCGATATGCCATAGCGAAGCACTATGTAGCATTTTGATTAAGCGACTGGGCGGAACCGTAGACGTATCCGGGCAAGATTGGGTAAAGGCGATAGAGGATAGGCGGTCTATCGTAGCAAGAACGGACGAAGCCGGCACTTTTTCCTTCATGGAAGCGGATATTGCTAGGGAAAAGGAAGCAGAAAAGGCGTAGGATAAAGAAAAAAGCAGAGAGGAGGGGGAAACGTGGGAGGCGCGAGAGGCGTAAAAAAAGGGTTCATGCAAGATTATCTTACGGAGGAAATGCTTACTTATGTTACGGCACTAAAACGCAAGGGCGTGACCGATGAGGAACTAGCCAAGGCGCTGGGCATATCTAAGCAGACCTTGTATAACTGGAAAAAGAAGAGCCAAGAATTTCGCTTTGCAATCCGTGACGGAAAGATGGTTGCGGATGCCCAAGTGGAAAATGCCCTTTTCCTCTCTGCTATAGGGCACACAAAGGAAGTAAAAACGGTATTAAAAGACAAGACGACAGGAATCCCCCTTGTAAAGAACCAGGACGGAGAAATTACCCTCATGAAAGGGGAAGAGGGGGAAGAAATGCTTTACTATACAGATGTCCTATACCTTAAGCCTGATGTTAAAGCTATGATCTTCTATCTTACAAACCGATGCTTTAAAGATTGGCAAATGAACCGCCAGAATAAAGAGGAAAGCGAAAGAAGCGGGCTTCCCGCCGGAGTGGTGGAAGTGGTAGTTAGAAACGAAGGACTGGAGGAGCTGGAGAGAAAAGCGATAGAAGAGGCAAGGAAGAAAGACGAGGAAGCCAGCAAAGGAGAAAGCTAGGGAATGAATGATGAATTTTACACTAAGCCGGAGATATACGAGGCAGTGAAGAATTACGCAGTAAATGAATACAGCTTGCAAGGAAGGGAGATTGTGCGGCCATTCTGGAAGGGCGGAGACTACAAAAATTTTAACTATCCCATAGGGGGGGTGGTGATTGATAACCAGCCATTTAGCAAGAGTGCGGAAATAGTAGATTTCTACTTAGAAAAGGGAATTGATTTCTTCCTTTTCTGCCAGACACAAAGATCCTTGAGCTTATTAAAAACCGAAAGGGATATAACACTTATTATTTGCTCCGAAAGATTGAAGTACGATAATCAAGAAGGGAAGATAGGCACCAGCTTTATAACGAATCTCGATAAAAAATACAGGGTGAAAACCGCAGTTGAGTTATCCCGGAAGTTTAGAGAGATTCAAGGAGGGCTTGTCAAGGTTTCAGCGTACAAGTATCCGGATAATTTCGTTGTAGGGCGTATGCTGGAGAGGTACGCAAGGAATGGCATAGATTTCAGCATAGAAAAAGAAGATTGCTATACGAAGAATATCTTAACCAGCACGGATGGGAAGAAGGTAAATGCTTTCGGAGGCGGCCTTGTACTACATGGCAAAGCGGTAGACAAGAAGAAAGCCGCAGAAGAAGAATATGAGCAAAAAGGATTGATTGAATTGGTGGTATAGAAAAAAGGAAGGGAAAAACCCTTCCTTTATGCATTGATTAGATCGCTTGCTGAGATTGTGGGGTAGTATTTATTTATCTGGATCCATTCCCCATAATTACCAGGGTGAACCTTCCTAGTCATTACCTTGCATATTTCCTCGTCCATGCCAAGGCGGGGGATATATAAGAAGGTGACTGTCTTGCTTGTCCGTCTGATGATTTTGATAACTTCCCTCTGGAGAGGGTCGCCGTCAGTATACTGCTGGGGTTCTTGGTAGTATTTCCCCATGATGAATTTTGTATTTCTTTGCGCCTCTGCAAGTGCGGTGTTGGCGTTGGCTAATGCCTCGGTGGCTTCCTGCAGGTTGGAAGCCTTTGCCATGCGGTAGCTGAATAAGTCGATGATTTTTTCCATGATATCCTCCTTTTATGGAAGGGGCTATGCCCTTTTCCTGTTGTTGTCTAATTCATCGGTTGCGTAGAAATCTGTATAGCCTTGGTGGATAGATACTTGTTCGAAATCGTTATGATAGTCTTGAATCTTTCTTTTTGTAATTCCCTCGTAGTCGCTGTAAGTGGTTCCGTCTGAGTGAGTTATAGTAAACCATAAAGTTTTTTCTGTTCTCTTTACTACTGTTAAGATGTAGCAGAGGCATGCCGTGTCGGAAAGTTCTGGATAGAAGTAAGCTCCATAGCTCTTGCCAATTTCGAATTTCTTTCTATTAGTAGTAGTCATCTTATACCTTCTTTCTGCCCTTGTGGGCGGTGTGCCGTGTGGCTTGTTGTTTGCTATGTCCCAATTATACAATAATATGCACCAATTACAATAGGCAGAATAACTGAATTATGCACCAATTATTTATGTAATTTGCACATATCACTATTTTGCCAAATGTGCTATTCTATTCTTGGAGGTGATAGAATGGCATTGGATAAGCAAAGAAAGATAAAAAGAGAAATGGAATACCAAAAAACAAATATGAAGCGGATTCCTTTTTCTATACAGCTTTCAGAGTATGAAGCATTGAAGGAGCAAGCGGATAGCGTTCCTATGAATACATTTATAAAGAAAGCCCTTAATGCCTACACAGGGCAAGAAATATTTAAGGTATAGGGGGGCGAGTATGGAAGATTTGCGGTTTGAGTGGGACGAGAAGAAAAATGAAATTAACGTCAAGAAGCATGGCGTTAGTTTTGAAGAAGCAAGTACATCGTTTTATGATGATTTAGCTATTATCATCCCTGACGATAAGCATTCGGAGGAAGAGGAACGCTTTATACTTATTGGAAAGAGCGAGAGCGATCGCATTTTATACGTATCGCATTGCGAAAGAGTCGGGGGAATTATTCGGCTGATTTCTGCAAGAAAAGCGTTGAATAGAGAGGTTAAAGAGTATTTAAGGAGGTAAAAGATGGGAAAGGTTTTAGAAAATGACGAAATGCCAGAGCTGACAAGTGAGGATTTCAAAAAAGCGGTTAGAAACCCGTATGCTCAGTATTTCAGGGAAAAAGATTCCCTTATAGTACCCGATAAGGCGGTAGAGTACTTTATAAAGCAAGCGACAGAGACGGGCACAGATTGGCGAACATTGGCGAATTTCTATTTGATGGATGCTGTAAAGAATGGGAAAAAAATCAAAATAGAATAAAGTAAAAGAAAAATGGAAATACTTAAAACTTAAAAAGGAAGTAGACGACTTTAAAAAGGACAGCTTAGCGGCTGTTCTTTTTTTATTGCTAGGGTAAAAATCCCTTGATTTTGCTTGAATTGTAAGCAGAAAGGGGGGATTTATGGAAGCGATTTGGAAGCCACAACCGAAGCAAGCCTTGATGATGTCGCGGCCAGAGTATGAAGCACTTTATGGCGGGGCGGCTGGCGGTGGAAAGACGGACTACCTTGTTATAGAAGCATTAAGGCAAGTGCACATTCCGCACTATAAAGCCTTGATTTTAAGAAGAACCTTCCCCCAGCTTAAGGAAATTATAGATAAGGCCTTCCTTTACTACCCGCAAGCCTTCCCGGATGCCAAGTACAACAAGACTGAACACCGCTGGACTTTCCCGTCTGGGGCGAAAATTGACTTCGGAAGCCTTAATTCCGAAGAGGACAAGTATAAGTATCAGGGTATTGCATACGACTTTATCGGATTTGACGAACTAACGCATTTCACGGCTACGCAATACGAGTATCTTAAGTCAAGAAACCGTGCGAATGGAGCGGGAACTGTCGTATACACACGGGCAACAGCGAACCCGGGCGGAATAGGGCATGGCTGGGTAAAGGATAGGTTCGTAACCTCTTGCAAAGCTGGAGAGACTAAGACGGAGGTTTATAAGGTAAAAACGGAAAAGGGCATAGAGTACAAGGCGCAATCCCGCGTATATATCCCCGCCTCTGTCTTTGATAACAAGAAATTGCTGGAGAATAACCCGGAATATGTAACGCACCTTGCCGCGCTTCCTGAAGCGGAGCGAAACGCCCTTTTATATGGGGACTGGGACAGCTTTACAGGACAGGTATTCACGGAATTTAGAAATGATAAGGACGGCTATATTACGCGCCAGTGGAGCCATGTAATAGAACCCTTCCCAATTCCGGACTGGTGGAAGGTATTTCGGGCTTATGACTTTGGCTATAGCAAGCCCTACGCGGTCGGCTGGTATGCCGTGGATGGAGATGGGCGGATGTACCTTATCCGGGAATTATACGGCTGCACAAGTACGCCTAATACCGGAGTGAAACACGAACCGCACGAACAAGCACGGAGGATAAAAGAGGTAGAAAACACCGACCCTCGGCTAAAGGGAAGGAAGATAAGCGTTGGAAGTGTTGCGGATCCAGCGATATGGAATAAATCGACTGGCGTATCAGTCGCGGAGGCTATGGAATCGGAAGGGGTGTATTTCGACAAGGGAGACCATGAGAGACTAGCCGGACTTATGCAGTGCCATTATAGGCTGGCCTTTGATGAAAACGGGTATTCGATGTTCTATGTGTTCTCTGACTGCCTAGACTTCATACGGACAGTACCGAACCTCACCTATGACGAAAAGAATGTGGAGGATATCGACAGTAGCCAAGAAGACCATATTTACGATTCATGGCGTTATGCCTGTATGAAGAATCCCATAAAGGCAAGGATGAACTACATCGACAGGGAATCACACGATTTTGACCCGCTTAATTTGTATCAAGGAAACGCCAAGAGGCGGCTATATAGAGGATAGGAGGAAAGAATGGCAAGAAAGAAGAAGGAAGTAGTAGAAGAAGAGAAGAAGCAAGTGGCGAGTGCCGGGGAAGGCATTGCGGAGGATAGACCGGAGGGAAAGTCTTTTATGAATCCCCCGGTAGAGCCTGTAGTGTACAAACCGAAACTTACGGACGAGGATTGCAGAGAAGCAGAGTTTAGGTGCAAGCAATACCACCAGAAGATGCAACCGCTTGAGAATCGCCTAATCGAGAACGAAACATACTACCGCCAGCAATATTCTGATTACAAGGATACGGACGACAGAAAGTCACTGCCGGAGAAGGGGAGCGGGTATCTTATCAATGCAATTATTAACAAGGTGGCGGATATGATGGACAACTACCCCCAGCCGACTATTTTGCCCCGTGAGGAATCGGACGAGGAGACGGCTTCAATCCTTAGCAAGGTTATCCCCGCCATACTGGAGCGGAACAACTACACAAAAGTGTATTACGGTTGTGCAATGGAGAAGGTTAAGAACGGCGTATCAGTTGCCGGAGTATTCTGGAATCCCACAAAGGACAATATTGGAGACGTTGAGATTAAGCGCATCGACATTATAAACATGAGATGGGAGCCTAATATCGAGGATATACAAGACAGCAAGGAAGTCTTTATCCTCACGGAATCCGATGTAGATACTATGAAGGTGCTTTATCCGCAGATTCTTGGCAATCTTACCGGGGAATTTGGCACGGATTTAAGCAGTTACAGCGATTCTGAGGTGGCAAGGGCGGAAGATAAGGTAATTGTCTATGACTGGTACTATAAAAAGACCGTTTCTGTAGAGATTGGCGGACAGGTATTCCCAAAGACCGTCCTACACTATGCGAAGTTCTGCAATGGAAAGCTTTTGTATGCTTCAGAGAATGACCCAGCAAAGGAATCCGGCTGGTATGAGGATGGACAGTACCCCTTTATCTTTGATGTTATGTACCCCATCAAGAACACACCTGTAGGTTTCGGCATGATTGACATTATCCGGGAACCGCAAGAATTTATTGACAAGATGAATAAGGCGCTTATCCAGAATGTTCTTGCCAATGCCCGCCCTAGACGGTTTGCTAGGGAATCGACAGGTATTAACGAGGAAGAATTTAACGACTACAATAATCTGATCGTGCATTATGAGGGCGACCCTAACGGCATTGTGCCGATTGATGTAAACCCCTTGCCCCCTATCTATGCGCAGATTCTGGAGAATGTGAAAGAGGAACTTAAGGAAAATTCCGGGAACCGTGACTTCTCACAGGGAGCAACAAGCGGAGGCGTTACAGCAGCATCCGCAATCGCCGCATTACAGGAAGCTTCAAGTAAGACTTCCCGCACCATGAATTTAGTGTCCTATGATGCCTTTAAATCCCTTATCACGATGGTAATAAGCAGAATGCAACAGTTTTACAGCGTTCCCAGAACCTACCGCATAATCATGAATAACGAAAACTACTATGCAATGGTGGGCATTTCCAAGGATTCCCCTATGGCAAGTGATTCCATGGCGGAGTTACTGCCGGATTCCGTCTTTGACCAGTCCATAGGAAAGTACATGGGCGGCCATAAGCCTATCTATGATATTTCCGTAGGCGCAGAAAAGGCAAGCCCCTATTCAAGGGTGGCGCAAAACGAATTTGCAAAGGAACTTTTCCAGCTAGGGGTATTCAATCCTCAGCTTGCAGACCAGACGCTTGGAATGCTTAAGATGATGGACTTTGACCAGAAGGAAGAGATTATCCAGATGGTATCTCAAAACCAGACCTTGCTCCAAGAGAACATGAAGATGAAGCAGTTATTGCAAGGCTTAGGCGGGATTGTAGCTGAGACGACTGGAGACACAAGGATTATGCAGATGTTCGGTATGCCGGAAGAGGCGCAAGCTATGCCGGGGAAAGCAAGCGGCCAGAGTATCGTTGTAAACCAGCTAGGAGAGGCGCGGAAGGAAAACACCACATCACAAGCGGAGAAAGCTAGGATAGAGGCTAGAGAAAGGGCGGGCGTATGATAAAAGGCTTATGGAGAGAGACGGAGGGAGGCATAGAGCTATCCCTCCATGGACACGCTAAGAGGGAGAAGGAAGGCACGGACTATGCCTGTAGCAAGGTTTCCGTCCTGTCGCAAGCCTTAGCCTATGGGGTGCTGGAGTTCTTTTATCAAGACAGCCACGGCGGAAGCTACTACTACAATTCCAGCCATGGAGATTTTAAACTTTCGGTAAAATTTGGAAGCATGGCAGAAGTAGAAAAGAGGGAACTCATGGCAATGTTTTCCGTTGCCCTGTATGGCTTAGATATTGTCGCTATGCAATATGAAAATAGTATCGTTATTGCTAGGGAATCTGTAAAAGAGAAGTGCTAAAAACGATATAGACACTAGGGAAAGACCTAAGAGACGGACACGCTCACCATAAAGAGCAGAAGGGAAAAACAATGAAAAGATTATACCTTGAACCTTTACAGTTTTCAGACGGCGGAGCAGACGACAGAAGCGCAAGAGACTGCACAGGCACAGGAAGGAGAAGCGCAGAATCCGGAGGAGAAGACGGAGGAAGTTCCTAATGAAGAGGCTCCAAAGGCTGACCTAAAGAAGCTACTGAAAGAAAACGAGGATTTAAAGGCACAGTATGATAAGGCGGTTCAGAACCAAATTATCAGACGCTTTAAGGACTACGATGGACTTAAGGCAAAAGTTGCGGATTTGGATATGTTGTCCGGCTTAATCATGAGTGCATTTCCGGATGCGCCGCAAGACGGAGACCCCGCAAGCCTAGTAGCCTACCTTCAGAACAAGACAGACCTTTACGCAGAGGCGGCAAGCCAAGCTGGCATGACCGTAGATGCCTATAGGAGAATGCAAGAGGTAGAAGCGAAGAATAAGGCATTGCTGGGAGAGCAGAGAGCGGCACAAGAAGAGGCGCAGAGGCGAGAACTTTACGCCCGCTGGGATGCACAAATTCCGGAAGTAAAGGAAGCTTACCCGGACTTTGACGAAGCGGAGGAAATGGGAAACGAGGAGACAGGGGAAAGATTCATTTCTCTGATTTCCCAAGGCTGGACTATGAAACAGGCGTATGAAGCTATCCATATGCACGAGATTATGGACAGACAGGCACAGCTTGCGAAGAAACAGGCCGCCATGGAGACCGCCAGGCAGATAAAGACAGGGCAAGGGGATGTGAAAGAATCCGCAACCGGCAGAACGGCATTATCTCCAGTAAATGGGGATATTTCCAAGATGAGCGACAAAGAAATCGCAGAAATCGTAAACAGAGTAAATAGAGGAGACCAAGTCATCCTCTAAGAAGAGGAGAAGAAGATTATGAGATTAGCAGAAACTAAGACCAATGTTCTGGATTTGCTGTACCTTGAGGCATTGCAGTTCCCAGATCCTACACCAATGAACCTTACCACCAGTACCGCATCCGACAATGATTTATCACCCTCCAACAATAAGACATTCTATGACAAGAATCTTATTAGATTGGTGGGTCCATCCTTGATTCACGATCAGTTCGGTAAGAAGGTAAACATTCCTAAGAACCACGGCAAGACAATGGAGTTTAGAGGATTCGAGCCTCTGGCAAAGGCATTAACTCCGCTTACGGAGGGAACTACTCCTAACGGAAAGAAGCTGGATATGTTCACTGTAACCACTACGCTGAAGCAGTACGGCGATTATGTGGCACTGTCCGACCTTCTGGAGATGACCGCCATTGATAACCATGTGCTGGAAGCACAGGATAAGCTTGGCGACCAGGCGGGACGAACCCTTGATACTGTAACGCGAGAAGTAATTAACGCCGGAAACAATGTTCAGTACGCGGAAGGACAGGTATCTTCCAGAGCCGCCCTTACCTCTGCGCATAAGCTTACACCTAAGGCGATTGCCATGGCGGTAAGAACCTTGAAAAAGTACAACGCGCCTAAGATTAACGGTAAGTATGTGGGGATTATCTCTCAAGATGTTGCCTTTGACTTGGAGCAGACACAGGAATATAAGGATCTATTCCGCTATACCGACAACGCTTCCTTCAAGAACGGCTATTTGTTCGACTTGTCCGGAGTAGAGTTCTACGAGACTTCCGAAGCGAAGAAGTGGATTAACGCGGGAACTTCCTCTGTAGACGTATATTCCACCTTGATTTGCGGAAAGGATGCGTTTGCAGTAACCAGTTTAGAGGGAGAAGGCTTGGAGACAATCGTTAAGCAGCGC